GCGCGACGCCATTGACCAGGATATCCAAAACGGTCGAGCCAGCCGGGAGGGTGACGGAGGCGGTATAGACGCCTGCGGCCAAGGTGCCAGCCTTCAGCACAAGCTCGTGGCTGCGCAGATTGCCGCCGATGGTCGCGAGGAATTGGTCTTCGGTTGCCATAATATCTCCTGCACCCCCTTTGGGGTGTTGTTTAGGTTGGGATGGTGATGGGGTTAGTTGGTGTCGTCAGGGTTGCCATATGTGAAATCGTAGTTTGGGCCGTACAAAAGAGCGCCTTCGTCATACGTCACACTTGTCAGAGGCAGAGGCTGACCGCCCCAGTTCGCATTGTTGAAGTTGCTGGTGTCGTAGGAGCCCGAATACGAGGCGGGCTGGCCCCAAGCGTCAAGCATACCGCCACTGTCGCCTCCACCGCCTGCGTAGGTGCCGGTGCCGCTGCCCATGTAGAAGTTGTAAATGTCCTGCATTTGCTCGGGTGTGTATTGGCCCGATGTGGCCATTTCATTGAGCCACGATAAACGCTGGTCATCAATCGAGCGGGTATCAGCCGGTTGCGTGGGGCTGGGGGTTCCCGCTTGCCAGCCGCTGCCGGTCGGGTCGTAAGTGCCGGTGTTGCCGTAGGCTTGGTCCAGGCTTGTGTTGCCGGAGGTGTACGTCGAGGGGTTAAACGCGCCGCCGTGGTCGATGGTTGAGAACCGGCTTGCGCCGAAGTTCAAACCACCCTGGGCTGGCATCATGCTCATGCCGCCCTGGTCGTAGAAGTTATAAACATCCTGCGGGCTATAGCCGCCCATAGCCTGAAGCTGGGCCAGAGTGTCATAGGTGTTGGTGTTGCCGTATGGCTGCAACGTGGATGACGGGGATGGTTCCATGCGCCCGGTGTACGGATTGTAAACCAGGTCTTGACTGGTGGAACCCTGTTCGACGCTGGAGGTGCCGCCTCCAAATAGGTCGTAGAGTTGGCGTCCAACATAATTGGCACCGCTTTGGACAAGCCCAGGCTCGCGCGGGTCAAACAGGCTTTGCAGCGTGCTGGCGTTCGGGTCTGAAGGCAGCCTTTCGCCGGTGATGGCGCCCGTGCCGAAGCCGTATAAGGCGTTCAGGATCGATCCCCACGGGCCCAGCGCCTTGCTGCCAATGTTGGCAACCGTGTTCATTGTGCGGTCTGGCGTTGAATACTGCGGCAACTGCGGAAGCTGGCCTAGCCTGTCCAGATCGCTCTGGCTTAAACCGCCCCATCCCGAGTAGTTGGGACTGAGGGGGAAGGATGAGGAAAGCCCGTCACCGTAACCGTAGATGTTACCGTAGGACTGCGGTGTGCCGCCCCAAGTATAGCCCCCCTCCTCACTAGCGCGGACGCTGGTAGTCGGCTGAAGCTGCGGCAGCGGGCCTAATGGGGACCACTGGCCGCTGTACTGGCTGCTGCTGGGGCCGGAGAAGTTCGGCGCTACCGTCCCATCCTGTTCCCAAGTATAGCCGCCATCCTCGCTGGCACTTACGCTAGTTGTGGGCGGGCGAGGCGGCAGCGGGCTGAAAGGCGTCCAGTTGTGATCGGTAGGCCATGGCGCGCCGCTGTACTGATCGTTACTCGGGCCGGAGAAGTTCGGCGCTACGGTTTCAGGAATGTTGAAGATGCGGCGGTATAAATCCCCGATCTCAGCGGGAGACATATCACCCCAGACCTGGCCGGGCCAGCCCTGCGCTGTGGGCGCTGTAACGCCCGATGTCCCGCTGTCGCCACCAAGCCCGCTCGATGTCGGATCGGCCGCAACGCGAGGAAGTGAGGAAAGCGATGGGCGCTGATAAACGGGCCTCGGCGCGCGCTCGCCGTAGCTGGACGGCAGGCCATCTATCGGCTTCGGGAGGTAAGTGGCGCCGGGATTATAGCCGGGGAGACTGGAAAGGGGGATCAATGGCTATCCTTCCCCCTCGGGTTGGTGTGTGTGAGACATCCGCACGCGAGCATCCGCTGGCGAGATGTTCAGCATTAGCTTCCCTCTTTGTATCCGGGCATCAGGACCACGAACATATGACCGCGCAGCACCTCCCGCACCGCATCGTCCTCGCCCTCTTGGATCGCGTCCCAGTCGCGCGGGATGCTTTCGACGCGATGAATCATCGCTGCGAGGCGATCAAGCGATGCTGCTGACGCGGGTTTGCGGCCCGCGCTGGTGTGGCGCATGGCGATACCTGGATCGGAATGGGGGAAATGGGCGCAATTCGCGCTATACCAGATTGATTGCACACTTTTCGCAAAGTGTCAAGCGGTGGGGTCCGGTCTATTTCCGTTCTCCCAGATCATGGGTTTGTTTGTGAAACCTTCCATCTTTCTTCTACCACGGCTTGGGCGTCCAGCCGGTCGGCCTGCGCCCGAAGCGCGGCAGCGATGTTGCGGAGTGGTTCTGGGTCTATATATCCGCCATCTTTCGGCAGCCCAGAATTATCCAGGTCGCCCATCATTATCGAAAGCATGTCCACCAGCGATGTAGACATAACGCACTCGCAATTCAGGCTCGGGAACGGCAAGTTTAGATAAATCGTCAGTGGGTCAGACACCGGGGCGCCGCCGTTGCCGTCGCCGCCTGTTTCCATCCAATCATGCGGCAAAGACAGATATGGGGGGTTCTCGGTAAACTGTTCGTTGATGCCCTCTGCCACAACCGAACAAATGGCCGGACTGAGGTCTAGATCACCAAACGAACAATTGAATTCCCAATCAGTTAGATCGACCTTGCTATCCCCAACGAATTTTAAATATCCATTCATGCGATTGCCGCCGCCTCGCGCAATTTCTGATAAGTTTCTGCCGGAAGCATCAATTCAGCCACTTTGAGAAACCGGGCCTTGAATAGCTGGTCGGGTGCCGGGGCATTTGCCACCCTTTCCTTGATGGCGTTTAGCTTGAGGGCTGTTAACCGCTTTTTATGATCTATGTCCTCAATTGCCTTGGTCGCGTCCCGAAGCCACAGCGCATCTCCAACCCCGTCCCTGATCTGGCGCTTGATGCTCTCAATGGCATGGTCTGCCTCTGAAATGATAATCTCGCAGTCAACCGCTTGATTTAGCTTGGTCACGTTGACCGCGCGAATATTAAAATGCTGTACAACCGGGCCATTGTCGTCGTCGATCATGTCACCACCTCCATATTCGCCCGGCGCGGATTGCGGCGGACGGTTTCCAGGGCATCCGCCAGCGCATCCAAAGCCTCCTTGAACCGTGCCGTGGTCGCCTTGGCGTAATCCGGGGAAACCATCGCAACCGCTTCGGAAGGGAAATGACCCTCGCCGCACACCATGCGAATGATGATCCTGTCCCGCTGGCCTAGATGACTGTCAATTGCCACCAGGGCCTTTATCGAGTCGCTCTGGGCCTGTGAAGTAGAACCGCCTCCACTAGACCGGGAAACGTTCAAAGCCTGTGTAGAGTCACGCCCGCCGCTCTGAGCGGTATCCCAAATGGAGGCGTAGGTCAGCCCCGCATTTAACCGGGACCGGGCATCAGATGAATCTTTCTCCCCCAGCTTGCCGTTGTGATAGGCGGCTTCGAGGGGTGTCCATTTGGTCCAGGCGGTCTTGCCGATGACGGGCTTGTTGTCCTTGTCGGTAGCTGGGCGGCCCAGCACATGAAGCTCGCTCACCACTGCCGGGCCAACTACCTCATCATCTGCTTGGGGGGCGGGTGCGTGACGGGTCATTGCATTCCTCCTACTGGTAGCTGGGCGCAGTGGCGGAGCCGTAATTAATCTCAGCCTGGGTTTCCGTCTCCCGCATTTGCAGCGTGTGCCACATATTCAGGGCCATCGAGGTGTAGGCCGCGCGCATTGGGACTGACCCGTTCTCAATACCCGCCGCCGTGCGTTCGGCGCTCGCCTTCCCGCTTACCAGCTCGCGCAAATCAATCTGCTCAGGCTTCTTTTTGTCGTGCAGCACGGCGCACTTGAGAGCCCAAGCCACTCCGCGCTGGACGGCATCCCTGCCCATCTGCGACCGGCAGATTTTCTTCCAGACTTCCCAGCTATCGTTTTCCGGGCTTACCGCTGCCGCGTCGTTGCGACCCAGCCCAGCCTCATTGCGGTACTTGCGGGCCTGCTTGGCGGCGATGATGAAGGCAGCAGGAACGGGCCATGAGCGGGTCGTGTGCGTGTCGCGGACGGCGCACCATGCCGCGTTAAGGTCCGCCTGCTCAAAGTTCTGCAAGGCGCTGACATACTCGCGCAAAGCCTGGGACTGCTGGCCCTCGTCCATGTTCCGTGGCGGCAGGTAGAGCCGCTGCATCGGCTCAAGGATTTCAGATTGAACGTCTTGTGCGGACATCAGACCACCTTCAGGATGTTGGCTGTGGGGAAGCGGGATTGCTGTTGAGCCATGGGCGGCTTCGACCACTTCAGGGTCTTGCCGTACCAAGTGCGCCAGCCCGCAGACCAATCGAGTTTTGTTTCCCCATTGGCCCGGTAATGATCGCGGAATGACTGGATTTCATCTTCGATGCTTGGACAAAGGTCTTGGCGACCTCGACTGCGCCAGTAGGTCAACGCTGCCTCCCGGTCGTGTTCGTTCGGGCAGTCTTCGGGCAAGGAACGCTTGCGCGGCTTAGGTGGGCCACCCTCACGTAGTGAGGGTTTATCTTCGTTAGAAGATTGTGATTGTGATTGTGATTGGGTCACTTCACGGTCACCGTCACGGTCACCGTCACGGTACCCGTTACGGTTTGCGGTTCGTTCTTGAGCCGCTTTTTTCGCCGCATTGGCCCGGTCCGATGCAGCCTTGCGGCTTTCATACTTTCCGCGCGCCTGATCCATCTCGGCTTCAACCCGCTTGTGGGCCAAGACCGTGACGGTATCCATGACGGTGATCTGAAAGAACGCCGTCACGACCTCGCGTGAAGCGGCCCACTCTTCCTTGGACATCCTGGCCACTCGCGCAAGCGCTCCATCCTCGATGGGAAGCGGCTTGCCGGTGCGCCAGTAGTGCATGAGCAGCAAGAGATAAGCGCCATGCTCCGCTGCGGAGAGATGGCCTGTATCGGCAAGATAGTCGCCGATCCACAAAGGCATGAAACTGTCGGGGCGTCCGGCCATTACGATTCAATGCCTTTCGCCATGAAAAAACGAAAGTTGTTTGAGACATTTTCCGACATCACCGGCCACCCATCAGGCGAGACTTTAACGGCGGGGCGAACTGAGACGGCAACGCACGCTTGGGAGCAAACGTGTACGGGATGACAATCCGGCGCGGCGGGCACGGGCCGGTGCTGAATATCGCCGCCAGGTCTTTGCGCTGCTGCGCCCTGATGTCCTTGGCCTTATCGCGGACGGCAAACTCTGTACGGCCAGTCATGGAGGCGATGTCCTGGAACGCCTCTGTGCGCTCGCCTCTGTCGCGGATTTTGATGGCTGCCTTGATCCATAGGATCTCATGCTCTGCCCAGCCGACGATGATCGGCTTTCCCCATCTGTCCTTCACTTCGCCCTCCATTCCGCTATCGCGGCTTCCAAAATCAATACGCTGTGTTCATGGTCGGCTTTCACAAGCCGGTCCGTTAATGCCGCAGCCCATGCCCCGTTGATCTGGGTTTCGCTGTGCTTTCCATCCTCGGACCAGCAGATCGTGACGAGAGGCTTTCCCTCGCCGTCTTGGTGGAGGTAATAGTGTGGATGGGAGATCACTCCGCCGCCTCAAACAAATCATTCTGGCTATCGACCCCGCCAATGAACTGACACGATTGCCGCCAATAGCTTTCCTTTAATTCGGTGCCGATGAATTTGCGGCGCAACTTAAGAGCCGTGTAGCCCTCGGACCCGATGCCCATGAAAGGTGAAAGCACCACATCGCCGGGATTGCTCCACATGACGATGGCGCGTTCGATAACATCGAGTTGAAGGGGGCAAAGGTGGCGCTCGTCACTGGCCTCGCGGGCCATGCGGACGTTCAGCACGTTGGATTGATCGACGCTCATCCAGACTGGTGAAGCCCATTCCTGCCATTGGTCGAGCGGGAAATCTTGCGGGGTGTGTGCAATCGGTTCGGCGTTGTCGCCTGGCTTCATAAAGGTCAGTAGATAGTCGGGCATACCACCGCGTGACTTCGCACTGTCCTTTTGCAGTTGTTTATAGAGCAGCCCGACATGCTTGGTGCGCGTCATCTCGGTAACCGGGCATTTCCAGATGGTGCGGCGCCCGTGCAGAATCCAGCCAGCGGCCTCATGGGCAGCGATAATCTGGCCGCTAAAGTCCTTAATGCCAATCGCCCCGTCACGCCATTTTGTCATTGGCAGGTCAGAGCAATGAACCGCCGTCAGCCGCCCCGGCTTCGTGACGCGGAATTTTTCCGCGATCAGAAATCCGTAATGGCGGGCAAATTCCTCATCCGTTGAGTTTCCCATGTCCGCCGCACTCTCCGAATATACGAAAAGCGATCCGAACGGCGGGGAATAAACGGAAAAATCTATGCTGTTGTCCGGTAATTGCGAAACTACATCTACGCAATCGCCGTGGTAGGCCGCAAAATTGCGACCGTGCATTTCATTCAAGCAACGGATAGCCATGACGGCGCACTCCCTTCGTGTTTCGGGTCATAGATTGTTTTTGTGATGGTGCGGCCATCCTTGGCGCGGCGCATGGCCTCGCGCATGGCGGTTTTCATCTTGGCGTGCCCCGCTGATTTGCGGTCGATCACGCGGGAAATCGTATCCTCACCCTCGGCTATTACCAGGTCCACCTTGACGGTTCTTTTCTGACCGAAGCGCCAGCATCGCCGCACGGCCTGATAGTAAGTCTCATAGCTATAAGACCGGCCAACGAACGCCATGCGGGCGCAATGCGACCAGTCCAGCCCGAAGCCGCACATGGAAGGCTTGGCGACTAGGTGTTTGATCTGTCCGCTTTCAAACGCGGCAAGCCTTTCCTCTTTCTCGTCAATATCCATTGATCCGCTGATTTCGTGCGCGGACGGCACTGCATGCAGGATCGCCTCGGCCTCGTAATTGGTATCGCACCAAAGGATGCGGCTTTCGCCGAATTCGGCATCCACAATTCCCGCAACAGCCTCGGCCCGCGCATTCGCGGTCTGGCGCTTTACGTCATGCAGGCTTGTGGCGGACATATTGACGGACTGAAATAGCCCGTCATCCAGCCCGATGATCTGGCTTTCCTCTGCTTTGTGTCGGCGCAGTTCAAATTCTGGCAGGATGAACCCAGCATCGTCCGACGCCTTGCCTGTGAGGTCGGAAGGCATGGACGCCATGCGGGACCATGATGCCATCCAATCCCAGAAGTCGTTTTCGGCGTGGCCCTTAAGCCGCCATTCCTGTGACGCGGTGGAAGTATCGTTGATAAACCAGCGCGAAAGCATTTCGTTAGTCGCCATGATCTCCAGGAAGTCGGCGTAATTGCCTAGCTCCATGTGATCGTTTGGCGCAGGGGTGGCGGTCGCCACCAGCTTGAAGCGGCATCCACGGAACGCTTCCGTCAGCGCCTTAGTAGTTTTGCCGGTGAAAGACTTGAGGATTGACGCCTCGTCCATCGCCACCGCGCCGTAAAATGCCGGATCCAGGAGATGCGCGCGGTCATAGTTGCAGATGTTGATGCCGGGGCCTGCGTCCGACTGCTCCCGGATAACCCGCGCTTCATAGCCCCAGCGATCTGCGCGGCGCTTTGTCTGCCCCGCAACCGCAAGCGGCGTCAGTATCAGCGCCCGGCCATTGGTAGCCTCCAGCGCCTTCTGTGCCCACTCAAGCTGGCACTCGGTCTTGCCCAATCCGGTATCTAGGAACAGTCCAGCGGCACCCACGCGCAGCGCGTGATCTACACTCTGGGCCTGAAATGCGAAAAGGTGAGATGCCAATGCAGGCAGCTTTTTAAGCCCTCGCACGGGTGCCTTAACGGACTTCTGTTTGAGAAACGCGGAATAATCAGGTGTCATGCCGCCACCTTCTTGGGCATGTAATTCGATGTCGCGTGATACTCGCAGAACGGATATCCAACGTGGCCGCAACATTGGAAATCACCACTCGGCTCGCCAGCGATATGGCGGCACGTTCCAGCGGGCGGAAAATCTCCGATGGGGCCAATGGGATCGGGTCCGGGGATGGGCTTGGGCTTCGCAGCCTTGATCTTGCGGGCGGTCCAGCCGGTGACGGGGCGCAGAATATCCTTGGAACGCTTCGGCAGGCCCATGCGGTTGACCAGGCCGATGACAGCGCAACGGCTCAAGTTGCATTCAACCCCGACTTGGCGGGCGGATTTACCGCTGTTCCATAGTTCGGCAACAGTGGCCTTGAAGGCTTCGGAATGTTTCTGTCCGGTGTTCATGCTGCCCTCTCAACTTTGACGGCGGGGGTGATGGTGATGCGAACGCCTTGGACATTCGCAGACCACTTGGCGCTGATTTCGCGCAATACCGTCCGGTGGTCGCCGTCTATGACGTTGTGTTTAACGAGTAGATCGAGGACGGCTTTGAGCAGGTTGTCCAAATCCCTGCGCCCATTCTTTTCCTCATAGACCAGCGTGATTTTGACGGGGCCAGGAACGCGACCGGGCTTGTCCGCCAGTAGCCTCCATGCCGCAGCCGTCTGCCAGTCTCGATATTGCTGTGTGGTGAAGCGGCCCGCGCTGCTATTGGCGAATAGATTGTTCACGCTGGGCGGAAACGGAAGATCGAGCGTTATAGCATCGTGATCCTTCACGGGACCGCGTGACACTCTGCAATTATCCAGGCCGAAACTTGTCTTTGTCATTAGGTGCCCCAACCCCTTGGGATGAATTAGTCTGCGCGAACCCACCAGTGAGCGGTTCGTCGCTGTCGCTTCGTGTCTATCGGCTCGTTTTTCTCAGCCTTGATCAATTCAAGATCGGCGCGGATACGGGCGCGGGCCTGGAGCAAGGCGCGGGTGTCGGCGCGCTTGCGGGGAGCATCAGGGATCGGGCGAAGATGGATCATGCTCTCAGCCCTTCTGCTTGCATGATGGCTTCACCGAAGATTTGCGGGATTTGTGGGACAA